CTCCTGCTGTTTGTGTAATAGCAGTTGAATTGTCAGGTAAATTAACACCTGTAGAATCTAAAGATAATGTTAATGATTGACCAGAAGCTACGGTAGTTATTTCATTAGTAGTTCCACCTATTGCAAATATTTGTGAATCTAAATCTATTTGACCAGAACCTGTATCGCCTGTAAAATCTAAATCTTCTATTGTAATTTGAGCAGCTACATAATCTATAATTGCAGCAGTAGTAGGAATTGTTGTATCGTTGTCGTTATTTCCTATACCATCTGCAGCATCTACAAACTTACTTATGATTATATTTTCTCCTGTATCTTTTAAAGAACCAAATTCTAATATAGCAGTAACTTTAAAATCTCCTGCAGTATTCATATACACTCCAGAAGATAAACCTGAACCATCTGTTAGTTCTTTTAGACTTGCAGTTAAAGCAGCATTATCAATAGTTTTTATTAAACCTGAATAAGTATCTGATATTCTTGTGTTAAATAGACTTGCCATATTTTTTATTTTTATTTTCTTGTTTTTTTAAAAACGTCTTTAGTTTTTCTATATTTTTTTGTTTTGGTTTATATCTCATAATACCCATCCATTAAATAAAGCATCATAATCAGGGTATATATCATCGTTTGTATTACTTGTATATTCAGGATAATCTGACTGGTTAAATGACATAAAATCTATAAAGCGTCTTGAATAATATTCCATAAATTCCCTTGCTTTATCTACTAAATAATCTACTTCGTTTTTACTTACTGTTTCGCTTGTTTCTGACCTATGCTTAAACACTCCACCGTTTTTTATAGAATACGCTGCAAAAGGAATATAATATACTTGAGCTGCCCAGATTAACATTGGTTGTAAATATGTGTTTAGTAATGTTTTGTATTTAGCATTAGCAACGTCATCAATTTCGCCATTAGCTATTAATGTTGATATTTTATTATATAAGTCTGTTCCTGTATAGTTTTGTATATCTATTTCTTGAGCTACTTTAATAAACTGTATAAATTTATCAGTATCTACATTTCCATCTAATATGGAATTTCTAACAAGGTCTGTTCTATTTATAAATAATGCTGTTGCCATTAGTAAGTATATTTTAATGAGCCGTGATTAGGTAAATCAAATGTTGCTTTTTTAGCTTCTTTACTTCCCCACGGATTACGTTTATATGTAGAAGGTATATCTCCAGTTCTTCTATAATTTTTTAGGTTTTCGCTTACATCTGCACCTTTTTTTCTACGATACAAAATTTGCTTAAAAGCGTGTCTACAATAACACCCTCCTTTGTACTTAAATAAATCATATGTTTTTTTTCCTTTAGGAGCAAAATCTCCATTTACTCCAGCTCTACTTGCTTTATCAATATCTTCTATTGTATATACAACACCACTTTTAGATAATTGCATCATTTTTTCACAAAACTTTCTTGTTTTATATGTGCTTTTTCTTTTACCGTCTGCATCTTTTTGTATAGACTTTGCACTTGATTTTTTATAGTATTGATATCTTATTTTATAATTTTTAGAATCTAAATCACTATATGAACTACCTTTTTTTTTGGATTTTATTTCATCTGCTAAACCAACTAATTTTTTTATTTTTTCTAAAGTTGTTTCTTTATTCACTATACTTGCATTAACCCATTCATCATTTGAAATATTTTCTTCGTCAACATCTCTAACATCTGTAATAGCCCATTCATCGTTTATAACTTCTCCTTTTAAATGTTCTAAAATTACATCCCCTTGTTCGTCTGACATTTTAATAGGAATACAATTAGGTACTAAACGACCACCTTTTACTTTCATTCCGTATTGTTCGTAACCAGCTTGACAAGGTTTCTTTAAGTCTATTTCATCGTGTGATTCGCAAGGCATATACCATACCTTGTCTCCTTCTTTGTGTTCGTGATGACCAGAACATCCCATTTTTTCTGCTTGTTCTTCTGCTTCTTCTTTAGTTTCGTAAACTTCGTAACCATCTACTTCTTTTAATTCAACAGACATTTTAACTCCTGTTTCTTCTTCTATATCTTCATCACTTTGTACGCTTCTGTCAACATCTGTAAATTCTAATGGCTGTAACGTAATAAAGTATAGGTTTAAGGCAATATTATTGTAAGCTAATATGTGGTCAAAGCAATCTATTAAAAGTTCCTGAAACGGTCTTATAACAGTATTATCCATAAGCAAGGAAGCAGTCTTTATTTCATCTGCATTATTACCTAATCCTGTATTGTCTTTTATACCTAATAACATAGGACTAACAACTCTATGAGCTACTAATACTTTACTTTGTGATTCGTCAGAAAGGAATTGATATTGATTATGTGCGTCTGATAATTGTACTGGTGTTATTTCAGCTTGTGCATCTTTATTGTCATTAAAACTTAAAATAAATTTACCTGCATTAGAACTACCTGAAAACTTTTGTGCAATTCTTGCTTCTATAAGTTCCCTTTCTTGTGGATTAGGCGTACCGTTATTAAAGTTGATTAACATTGAAGGACTTAATCCATTCATTATGTTGTTTAGGTGGTAATTAGAAATTTCTTCTTCTAATTCTGCATATTGTATACCACCTTGATAATCTACAGGTGCATAGTAATAAAATCCAGACTTGTATGGCTTTATGTAATATATTTCAATGTTTTCTTTTGACATTCCATAAGCTGGTATTCTTAATGGCTTGTCACTTGGTTTTAGTTTAGCCCAGTCTTTAAAATAATAGTAAGCAGGAATATCGCCATCTTCATTGCATTTTTCAGCTCTTAATGTTTCTACTGGTATGTGTTCTATTTGTGCAATCTTTTTTCTGTCTTTAGAATAGATTACTTGCATAGCACATTGACCCATAAGTTTAAGGTCATAACTTAATTTTCTTACTACATCTTTTTTTAGAAGTGTAATCATTTCAGCGTATTGTTCTGGCTTTCTGTTTGAATCTGTAGCTCCTAAACCTTTACCGTAAATTTGTTGGCTAATACCATTAATACAGGCATTGTTTGTAGGACTTCCATTGTATCTGTCTATTAAAAATTGAAAGTAATTATTGTCATCGCCATAAGCAATCCAATCTTGATTAGGTACTTCAACGATTTCAGGACTTGTGTAAGTGCTTAAATTAACAAAACTAACTTCTGATTTAGACCCTCTTACAAATTGACCTAAACTATTTCTTTTTCTTTTTTTCATATTACAATGTAATCATTATTATAAGAATTATCTGTTATGTATTGACCTTGATTTATGTCATAATATAAATTATCCATTTGGTCTATTTCTTGGTCAGTACAGAAAATCCTATCTTTAAATATATCTACAATGTCTGTTGTATCTACATTCCAAAACTCATTATATAATTCCCATAAAAAATAATTAGTATTCCAAAAGTTTGGGTCACTATATAATTCTATGTCGTAAAAATGACCTTCTACAAGTACAGGACTAAAGGCTTGTGAAAATGTTAAATAATTTCCAGATGTTGTAGCATTAGAAACCTCATATGTTTGTTTGACATTTGTACTATCGTCTCTTATAGATAAAGTAAATTCACTTCCGTAAACTCTTGGAATTACCTTAAAGTCTTGAGCCGATGTAACAGTCTTTAATACAATCATTTTATATATAACGTAATAAATAACTTATTTTGTGAAAATGTTATTGCAAAAAAAAAGCACCCCAAAGGATGCTCTTAATTTTAATATCAATAAATATTAGTTAGGTATAATAACTTCAGCATCTGCTGCTGGCACAACTGACGAATCTAGAAAATATGGAGCAGTTTCTTCCATTGCTTCCATTGTAATTGTAAATCCAGATAAATCTCCAGCTGCAGCGCCTGTAACTGTTGTTCCAGAAGTTAATTCACATCCGTTTTCATATCCACATAAAAAGAAATTACCGTAGTAATCCTCAACTATAACGTAAGGTCTTGCAACTGCAATTTCTTGTAATTCAGCTTGAGTTTTAGCATCTAGATATGTTAATGTTAAATTTAATGTTTGTGTGTAAAAAGTAGTACCATTTTCTCTTGAACTTGTTACAGTTGTTTCAAGCGAAGAATTACCTTTTACATCATATTTATACCAGTTTCCTGATGTTGTCAAAGTTGTTACTTGTTTAGTCGTTGAATCTACTTGAATAGCACTAATAGTTCCAAAGTCAGCAAACAAAGCAGATTTTATGCCACCGAAGGCACTTTTACAAGGTAATTTTCTCCCTGTGTTTAATGTACAAGCCATAGTTTATATTTTATTTTATAAAAAAAAGGGTAAGTAAGCATATACCCACCTACCCTTTATTTTTGGTTAATTTTATTTATTAAGAATAAAGAACTATTTCAGACCCTATTCCGTACTGTACTCCAGCAGTAAATCTCATAATTACTCTTACGTTTTTACTTCCGTCAATGTCAGCCATATCAATTAGCTTAACAAGGTTGTAATCAGACATTAAGCCTGTTCCAAAGAATAAGTTAGATTTTTGTGCAGCCATTGCATAGTTGTTTGGTAAACCATTAGCAACAAAGATTTTTACACCATCGATAGAAAGGTTTTCACTTCCTCCATACCATAATGTTCCTCTATTGTCAATACCATTTGCTACACCTCCACCTTGTGCATCTGTAATAGCAGCGTATCCACCTAATGCTCTAACGTATGCTTTAGCAATGTTTTGTGAAACGTAAATGTGTAGGTCGTCCTTACCATATAATGTGCTTGGAATTGCATCAACGATTTTTCCTAATTCAGCAACTACGTTACTTGAAGTTACAGTAGCACCTGCAACGTCAATAACATCTGCATCAGCAGTAGCTAAAGTTGTGAATCCATCAAATTCTCCAGCTACAGCACCACCAAGATTTCCTTGCCAGATATTGCTTTCAGTATTAGCAGATACTTGTTCTGCAACGTGAGCTATTAAGAAACTTGAAAAATCAGGAGGTAAGTTATCAAAAGCTGAATATCCCATAGATACTGCTCCCCAGTCTGATTCAAATGGTGTTTTACATAATTCAAGGTTTACTTGAAATTCTGTTGGTTGTATAATTCTTTCTGTAAGAGTTACAGACCCAGCAGATGTGAAGTCACAAGAATCATCAGTAATTAAACCAGAAGTAACTACTTTTTTCATAACTTCTTTAAACTTGATGTTTGGCTTAATTTCGATAGCACCCTGACTTAATGTGTTACCACTCAATAGAGCAGCAGCGATGTACTTACCTGCAAATTCTCCAGCATAAGTAGTAGTAATAGTTGGTTGTGGCATAATTTTTTATTTTATTTATTTAATTGATTTAATATATAGTCCATTGTAGAAGGGCGTCTGTTAGGAGCAATTCTAAAATTTTCCTTTTTTGCATTTCCAGCTTCTGGATTATGCTTGATTGGAGCAGCAGCAGGTTGTGATAATTCTTCCTTTAATTGCTCGTTTACTTCTTCGTTAAATTCTTCTTTAATTGTTCTGGATTTAGGTTGTCTTGAAACTTCTTCTTCCATTTCAACTTCTTTTTCTTCTTCCATATTGCTTTCTCCTACTTTAGATTTAAGGTCAGCAATGGCATCTTCAAGATTTTTAATTCTTTTTTCCATACCTTCCCAGTCTTGTACGTCAGCTTCTTCTTCCATTTCTTCTTCTTCTTTTTCTAAATCTTCAGTTTCATCTTTAGATTCTTCTTCCTTTTGTGGAACTTCGTCAGATACTTCTCTAACGTCATCAATAATTCCTTCTTCTGCAACAACTACAAGTCTACCATCTTCAAGCAGGTATTCCCCTACTGGCATAGCAACTTTTTCGTCATCTGTAAGAATGAATATCTCTTTACCTTTTTCAAACGATTCTGCTTCTACACGAGTACCGTTCTCAAGTTTTTGTTCTTCAAGTTTAACTTCTATATTTAGAAGGGTCTTGATTTGGTTTAACATTTCAGTTGA